AAAAAATCAAAGAGCTTAGAGATGCTGGACTCAAAGAATCGGAGGGAGAGGCAGAGAAACTTGCTAGTCAGCTTGAACGCTCCGCACGGGCCGCCGAGCGTGTAAAAAACTCACTCGCCACCAAGATCGGCGAAGACATTAAAAAACGCCAAGAATCCGAAGCCATTGACCCAGGCGGGAAGCTGATGAAAAAGGCGCAAGAGCAAATTGAGGCAGGACGATACGGAGCCGCCGAGGCAACCGCCCGTCAAATTAAAACACGCGAGCAAGAGGCGATGATCCGAGGAACGGGCGAAGGCAAAGACCGCCGCGCAATACAGGATATCGCTCGCGACTACGGCCTCAGAGGGAGTGACAAAGAGATTCGCGACGAGCTTTATAAAATCCGAACCGAAGGCCAAGGCACAAGCGACAAGGTCAAAAAATCACTTGAATCCACTCAAAAGCGAATGGGCGAGGGAATGAAAAAAGAGGCCGAAAAGAAAACTGAAGAAAAGAAAACTCCAATGACGCTCGAAGGCATGGTCAAGATCATCCAAGATGCCGTCGTTAAGCTCGAAATGAAACTACCACAACCGGTAATGGTCTAAATATATGGCACATATCTACCACGGGTCGGATGACCTAATTTTAACAGACGTTCAAAAACAGGATTTCCCTTCGAATCTCTCGCGCATTGATGCGACATACAAATGCCGCACGACGAGAGCGGACGATCTCGCTCCATTGCTTGCCGCTGGTAACCGCTTGCCGGAATATCCGGCTTACATCATTCGCCAAAACCCGACTAGAGAGACAGGGCAAGATGGTTTCACGACATTTCGGTCATCCTCGTTTTCTTCGACCGGCACGGGAATTTCGACATCCACGCCTGCCGTTTTTGGAGCGATAATTTCGAACATTAGTTTGCCTCTGTCTATTTATTATTTGAGCGGAGCAACGTTACTTAACGTGCAAGGCCTGCCGCTTACTGTCTTGTCAGACACAATCACTCGCACTTTTACACTCGCCGCTAACGTCTCGGTAACGACGCTCGCTCTCCCAGCCGAAACCTTGAACTACAAAATCGTAAGTTCAACGGAATTATTGGACACATATCTCGGTAGCGGAACGTTTGTTGCGTACGTATATAACTCCATCACGCTCACATTTGACTCTGTCCCATTCAACCGAAATAACATTTTTACGAAAGTCGCGATTATAAACGTAAACCGATCGACCTACGGCGGCGTCGACGAGGTGCAATGCACCTGGGGCTACGATTTCGCAAACACAAAATTGTTCCTCGTCCAAACCGCATGAACGATTTCCCCGTAGACTTCCAGACCGTAGCAAAGGGGGGCGACCAACTAAAGCCGATCTCGTCATCCGACCTTATGCGAAATTTCGCTTGGGCGAAATTGCAAGCCGATCCCACTCTTGTTGATAAGGTCGCTTCGATGGGCTTTACCGGCTTCAAGCTCAAGATTCCACCCGTCCCGCAGTCGGGCACATACGTCCTCGGCGCGGTGGAAGGGGCGCTCACTTGGATCGCCACGGAGGAATGCCCATGATTCTAGGCCGAACACCTGGCGGAGCGATCAAGACAAAATCCGACGGCGGCCTTCGCGCTGTGAATTGCGCGTGTTGTGTGCCTCCTGTAATTTGCGGGCCGGGGTATTACTACGATCTGTTCGGAGCATTTGTATATGCTGATAAAGATAATTCCTATGAAATTAGTAAGGCGCAATATGATCTTGTGCAAGCGGGAGGAACATTTAATGGGTCAGCATCGATATCTGTTAATTTCAACCCAATTCTAAATTGTTCATTCTCCGCAAGCTCAGACCCTATTATTGCTGCGCCTAATGCCGCTTGCTCTAGCCTCGGCCAAACTATTTTTAGCGGATTTGATTTTTCAGCATCGCCCACATGCACAAGCAACCCGCTTTATTATGGGCCGCCACCACTCCCATTTCAGGAGGCATATAGTTCGATGGAGTTTGTGATGCTTTTCTTCCAACAGGATAGTAAATATTACTTGCATTTTAATGGATATATACAATGCCCAGTTGGGGACGGGACAGCATTTTGCTTTGAGCAATACAGATATGCCGGAAAGGTATATAGTTCGGGAACAACTAATTTTTTCTCATTCCTTGGTGCAAATATTTATTTCGATGATGATAGTGCATATACCTCTAACTCATGGAGCATTAGCTTTGCCTAAATATTGTGGAAAACTTATCTAATAAACCACCGCAGAGTTTTATGATTTTTTTAGAAAGAGAAGAATGGAACATTGCCCAAAATTTCAAGGTTTTTTCATCAATTATTGCTCAGCGAATTTCTGGGAAAAATGTCACAACTCGCCAGCAATTTGCATTGCCCAATCAAACAAAACCAAACACAAAAATTGCCTTACTAGTTGCCAATCCCATAACTAAATTCTATGCCGCTTGTCGTGAAGATAAAATTGATCCAGATGCGGCATTAGAAATGATAAAATCTGGCAATAAACTTTCTCCTTTCCATTCGTTTCCCTCGTTTCACTTTTTCCCGCAATCTCGCTACCTGCTTAACCATGAAAAACCAGTTTATGGGTGGCGTGCACCAGATCATATTGAAGATTTTTGGGGGGAAATGAATCTTGGAGAGCCTCCTGTTATTTATAATCGACAAGAATCGCTAGTTAAAGAATCGGAACTTCGTGAAATCTATCAACAGGATTTTGATCTTTGGGAACAAATTACATCACCTAAAAAACTTATCGTTCCTTCCAAAGAATTAGAAAAGAATTTGCGTCATTTTTGTAATGACTCGCTCCAAATGAGAGCAACATTTGATAGCAAAATGCTAGCTAGAGCTGGACAAGCCGCGCACCGCTTCGCTCGCGCAGGCTTCGCGACCACGCCACCCGAATCCCTCGCCACCCGCGAAGCGACCTGTCGCGCCTGTCCCGAATGGGACGCCGCCGCGCTGAACTCCACGGGCCGTTGCCGCAAGTGCGGGTGCTCGACGTGGGCAAAGCTCCGCATGGCGACCGAGAGATGCCCGATAGGAAAATGGGAAGCTGTTGACAAAACACCCGAATAAATGGCACGCGACCTTTACATTGACATGACCAACCGCAGGCTTGCTACGAGCCTGACTAGCCTTACGCCTGCGACCGCACCGCGCTTCGTTAAGGGCGACAACGGCGAAATTAACCTCTATTTTCTTGAAGCAACGGGCAACGTGTCCGCTCCGTTTAACGTAGTGGATATGACCGGCACGACGGTCAAATTCGGCGTGGGAACAAGGACAGGAACGCCTGCAAGCGGCACGTTCACGCTCTCATTCGGGGGCGAAACAAGCGGAGCCATCGGATTCTCCGCAACCGCCGGAGCGATATCGTCCGCGCTCAACTCGCTTTCAGCTATTACGAGCGCAGGATCGGTATCCGTAGACGGAACGATGGCAACGAACTTTGTCATTTCCTTCAACTCAGCCGGCACGCGCAGCGCAATAACAGGAAACTTCGCGCGCTTAATTCCAGAGACATCGGCACTCATTGACGAGCGCCTAGTCGGAGACGCTACGACCGCCGAAATTCAAGAGTTGCAACTCCGACTCGCTCCAGCTGTCTACCAACCAACCTGGACTGATCTCGGAACCGCTCTTACGGTTAGCGTCGCCACGACTCTCACCGGCTCGACACTTCAAAACGAAGTTCAGCGGATCTCATTTTCTCGCCCTCCATATCAAGGCAGCTATCGCGTGACCGTCCCGACATACAACGTGGACATAGCCTCGACCGTGACGGATGGCGTGTTTATTACGGCAACTAACCACGGGCTGACGCTCTCTCAGCCTGTCGTGCTAACAGGCTTCACGGCTCTTACAGGCTACACGGCAGGCCTTCAATATTTCGTTCGCTCAATTCCACAGACAACCGAGTTTTTGCTTGGGGTAACTGCGGGCGCCGTAGCAATAACAACCGGCACAGGCACGGTCACGACAGGCAGCGTTGCCACAACCGGCCTACGTCAGACCGACCCGCTCGACGCGAGCACAACAGCATCGGGCCTGCAATCGGCCTTGCAAGCACTCGACTCCATCGGAGCGGGCAATGCGACCGTGAGCGGCATCCAAGGCAGTTACTACGACGTGACTTTCGGCGGGAGCAAGGGGTTTGCTGACCTACCAACACTCCAGGTGCAAAGCGGACTGAGCGCGACAGCAGGCAAAACGGCATCGGTCAACTTCTCGACCTTTGGCGTGCGCGACTATTTGCTTAACGCGACAAGCGCGACGGCCGATCTGGAGATCGAACTTACCGAAAGCGGCGAGCGCAACACGATCATTCTTCAATCATGCACCTTGACCGAGGAACTCATAACTCAAGCCAGCTTGACGTAATGGAGAGCCATACTTTCCATTCGCTCGTCGGAACGTCCGCGCCCGCCGCCGCCGTTCTGATCTCGTTCTCCGAAGTCGAAGCATGGCTCCGCATTCTTTCGCTCTTGATGGGAATTTGCATCGGTGCAGTTTCGCTGTATAAAATGACCAGACCCAAAAAACCATGAAAACACTACTCGCAAAACTCAAAGAGCCGTCCACCATTCGCGGCATTGCCATCATCGGCGGCGTTGCCGGTCTTAGCCTAGAGCCTGCAAAATGGGACGCAATAGGCGCGGCAGTCGCCGCAATTCTTGGACTTATCGAAATCTTCCGCAAAGAAAAATGAGCGCCAAAACCGTTGCGCTTTGGATGATCGTTCTTTCATTTGCGTTCTTGGGGATGGCGCTTTTGACTTCATGCGCTGGATTCAATAATCCGTCAGTCTGTTTGAAGACGACCTACGGAACCATCTGCTACGAATTACCGGACATCGAAGGCTTTAAAAAATGACGTTCGACGAACGCAGCGAGATCCAACTTGCAACGCTCCACCCCGAAGCTCAAAAGGCTGCACGGGCCTTTCTGGGCGTTGCAAAGGTCATCTGTGCAAAAGTAGGCTGCGACGTTAAGATCATCAGCGGCACGCGGAGCTATATGGAGCAAGAAGCGCTCTATGCAAAAGGCCGCACAATTCCAAACACCAAAATTGTAACCCGCGCGAAGGCGGGCTTTTCAAATCATAACTTTGGAATTGCGTTCGACGTAGGAATTTTCAAAGGGAAAGAATACTTCGGCGAACACCCGCTGTATAACGAACTAGGCACGCTAGGAAAAAGCCTCGGCCTTGAATGGGGCGGTGACTGGAAGTTTGTTGACGAACCGCACTATCAGATGCGTCCGCACTGGGCCAAGGGCATGACAGAACGCGAAATGCTCACAATTTTACGCACTAGAGTTTCTAAAAAAATAGACATCCTTGCTTGAAAAAAAAGAAACAACCGACGGTCGAATCGGAGCGCACGGAAGCACTCGCGGAAGCGAAGCGCATCCTGTCGGAGCACTACGACTGCGGGTTGACCATCGTATCATGGGAACAAGGCGGGGAGACCATGCACGGGGAGTTTGTATTTGGTAACAAATACGCCGTCGAAGGACTAGCGAGCGATTCTTTTAGCATTTTATTTCCAGACACCGAAGAAGAAGAGGAGGACGAAGAGGCATGAAAATGACATTAGAGTACGACGAGACAGAGCGATACGAGCACGAGGTTGCCTGCAAGGCGCTCGATATTTTGATCTTGGTGGATGACATAGACCAAGAGCTTCGAAGCGCCTTAAAGCACGAATGCGGAGCGTTTGCAAAAATGGACGAAGACACGATGGAAGCCGTCCGCGCTTGGATTTGGGAGGAACGAACCAAGCGCAATATCCCAGAACTGACATGAAAGGTTGGAAAAAATGGATGGCAGTCGGATGCTCTCACGGGGATCAAAT